ATGTGCTCACTGAGCTTTGTTTCGGGGCGGGACTTGAGATATGCGGGGGAGTCTTCGTTTAGATAGACGTTAATACGCACCATGAGTCAGTCATACACACAAGATTTATCTCTCGTCAAGGGGGTGTTATGCGAGTCCTGAGACCCACTCCCATTTTTTGTTTTCATATATTTACTTTTGCAAGCGTTGCTACAAATCCTTCTTTCATATTTATAATAGGAATAGTGATAATAAACAAATCTCTTTCCACAAATCGTACAATCCATTTCCCTTCTCTGGCTTCCCCTGTGCCGACCTAGAATAGTAATTCCCATGCAATTTCTCCGGTGCCGTTGAATTGACGTTCTAGTCACTGGACAAACTTTGGCTATTTCTTCATCGTGTATTTCGTTTCGTATCATGGCCTCAATCTTATCTTTGTGTTCATACCCGCAAATAAAACAGGTTTTAATGCCTCGACCCCTTTTTAGACTTTCCCAAACCCACTCCTTATTGGCATATAAAACTTTCATTCTCTGGCTTTGGACAGGGTTTTTTTCTCCTGGTCTTCCAATTCTAATAACCGGACTTTTTCTTTTCTTGTGGGGATCGCCTCCGTAGAATTTGGGGTCGGCAGAGGTAATAAGTTTTACACGACCCAATGCCATCAATTTAATTTGTCTATCTCGTTTTTTCTGTTTGGTTGATTCAGAAGTAAGACCTTGATGGTAAGGGAAATGGTATTTTTCTTTATATTGATCAACTGTCAGTTCATGTTTTCTTAAATGCATCCAGGTAATTTGCTTTAATTTCTTACCACACTCTTCACAAGATAGACCTCTTTTTTGCTCTTCCAGAATCGTGTTTTGCCCCTTGGGTCTGACAATCCTTGGGTAACGCACTGGTCGGGTAGACTGACCCCAAGGGCTTGCAAAAACCTCCATTAACTGATTATAACCCCTTCCGTGTCAAGTTTCAATAGACCACAAATCAAACAATTAATTCCTTACTTTCCCAATCCTCTTTATTTGATTGAATAAAATCATAAACTTTCTTCTCTGCTTTTCCTTTAATATAATCGCCCAATTTACTTGTGCCTATTTGTTTCTTAAGCCAAACTATTAAAGCGTCATCAAAGTTTCCCTGCACAATAGCCTTCGAGCCGTCATTAGATAAAGACCAGTGAACATTCTCGTGAGGTTGAAGACTATTTGTAACGCCTCTTTTTTTGATTTCTTCCAGTAATGTTGAAGGAACTGTCCAGTATTGATTCATAGTTAGGCAAGCCCACTAATCTTTGCTAACTTTAGTATTTCTGCTGCTGATAAGGCACGGTTAAAAGCTGCAAAATGTTGAAGTAGCCCAACAGAAAAGTTGGCCGCTCCCACATTGTTAGACATCAAATATAAGTTTCCAGTGCTACTTACGCTTCCACCCTGTGCAGTAAGATCGCCAGTATCTACGGAAATACCGTCTGCGTAAGCCGTGCTTGTTCCGTCTCTATCAATCACAAACGCTATAAAATGCCAGTTGCCGTCTCCCACGTTTACAGTAGTAATTTGTAGGGCCGTGCCTGATCCACCCGCAACCCCGTCATTTACTCTAAATTGTAATTCGTTCCCCGCTTGTTCTGCCCGATATAAAATCTCCCACCCCTGTCCACCAGTGTTGTTGGCATTTCCGGCCCCAGCGTTCTTAGATAGAACATATTGTAATAAACCATCATCGGTTAGCTTAACAAGAAGCAAGACACTGAAATCTCCAGTTCCAAAATCGAGGGAATCATTGTCAGAAACATTAACGAAATCCCCCGTTCCATCAAAACTATATGCCCTGCCTACTTTTCCTGGTTGAGCTACGGTTGCACCTGTGGTGGCCCCGTCAAGTGTTCCTTTCGTTTCTGGAGCTTGGTTAAAAGCCGTACTGCCGCTCAGTTCATTTAATGGATAGTAGGCAACTAGACCATCAAGAGATTTTATGTAGTTATAGAGTTGTTGAAATTGGGTTAAGCCACGAGATTTACTTAATCCCTGTAGGTTTTGAAGATTCTGGATGTTTTGCATACATATTATTTCTCGATCACTATAATAATGGCCGATGCTGTTCTCTCAATGACATTAAAAGCGGTAAATTTAACTCCTTCAGAATCTACTGGTACAGCCAGATCAACTATCTGGTTTGCCGGAATAACCTCATCAAATAATGACTCGTTACAATCCTCTATTCCCCAACGCAAATACACATCTTCAGTAATCGCATAGCACCGGAGAAATGTCGTATCAGCGTGTAACTCAACTTCAGTAGAAGCAGAAATTGACGCATCCACAGTTCTTTGTAAAGCAGTCCCCTTTGGGGTTATCTGCATTGGTTGTCCGTGTTCGTATGTTGGTTGTTCAGTTCTCATAGTTTAAGGAAAGCTAATTGATGCACTTGGACTTGCACTAGCTGATGGCGAAGCTGATCCTGATGGACTCGCTGATTTTGATGCAGATTTAGATGCACTTCCTGATGGGCTAAGACTTCCTGACGGACTAAGAGAAGCCGATGACGACTTAGACGCGCTGGCGGAGGGACTCTTAGATGCCGAAGCGGATCGTGACTGACTGGCGCTAGCCGATTTAGATTCAGAAGCACTTGCTGACGCTGATGCGCTTCCCGATGCGCTGGCAGACGCGCTCGCGCTCGCCGAGGTTGATGGGCTAAGAGAGCCGCTGGCACTCGCACTAGCCGAGGTAGAGGGACTAAGAGAGCCACTGGCGCTTGCCGATGCCGAGGTAGAGGGGCTAAGAGATTTAGATTCACTCCTCGAAGCCGATTTTGATTCGGACTTGCTCGCGCTGGTAGAGGGCGATAAAGAAGTTGACGGACTTGATGACTTTGATTGCGAAGTCGAGGGGCTTGCGCTTCTTGAGAGTGATTTGCTGGCTGACGTAGAAGGTGAAAGAGATTTGCTAGCCGAGGTAGACGGACTCAAAGATGGTGAAGGTGAGGCTACTTCGTCTGACGGTGTGATTGTCCAAATAGCAGCCGTGGATGTCCCTGTATTCCGGTAAGCATTCCGGCCGGTACGGGTGAGATCATAGAATATAGCCCCCTGCTTAAATCCCGAATCCCCAGTGGGCAAGGTGTTCCCCTCCGCTTCTAAGATATTGTCGTTTGAGAGATGCCCCGCGCTTGTCGATCCCTGAACCAAAGTGGTGTCCCACCTTAAAACTCTATTGGTTCTGTATGACAGGAGAGCGGTTAGAAAGTTTGCTTCCGTTGTAGAGCGGTTCCCACTGGAAATAGCCTCGATCCTGGCGAGTTCCGCTTGTGTGTCTTTTGACAAGTCCTCTTTTATTTTGAATATGGCCATATTTTTGTAATAAAAAAAGCCTACTTCCTAAAACCTAGTGCTTTTATTTAGCTGTAGGCTTTAAGCTGTAGGCTTTAGTAGCTTTTCTGACTATCTAATTTTTAAAACTTCCAGTACCCCTCTGCGGCCTGATGCCTGTTAATATCTTTGACTTTTGCACCATAAACGAACAGATCTTTGTAGGCAGTACCGAAGTCTCCGATCAAATCCTCTTCCATTCTTGCGTCGAGGACTTTCTCTGCGAAGGTCATCCAATTAGGATGTCCGGCAAGAACACGGTATCCATCTGTATTGTCCCCATTCAATCTATTGGACATAAAGAGCATGAATCCTTGCAACTTACCCATGAATCCCTTTTTGACCAAATCCTGATATGCTTCGTCTACATGAAGGACTACTCCGGTTCCCTGGGTCAAGATGGTAAAGAACTCGGGAGGAGCAACTAAGTACCTGTCAGAGTCGGGTACTTTTGAAAAACCGTTTTTCTCGGCTAGATTAAGTACCTGCGCTAATGTCGAGACTTTGTTTAAAATGTTTGCCGCGGTAATTGTAAGTACGGTATTTGCTTGAATCGTATATGCTGTTGATGCCGCGATTGCTCCACCCGTGTAGGCTGAAGTTACGTCATCAAGATCGTCTTCGATTGTTATAGAAGTCGCGCTTGTGTAAGTTTTAATTCTGTACCAAGTTGTGTGGCCAGTTGCTTTAAAGCCTCGACCAACCATTGCCGCGGTAAAGGTCGTTCCGTTTCCAGTTACAACACCTGTCGTTACTGCAACTTCAACATCTCCCGTAGTGTAGTCGGTTCCCACCATGTTTCCCGCACCAACGTCTGTATAAAGATCGAAAACAAACTCGTCCATATTCTTAGATCGCTCATTGCCAACCTGGGTAACGATATAAGGATGTGGATTCTTGATGTAGGAGAGCCACTTTGCGAGTGTTTTTTCTTTCCAATAGAAGGATTTGTACTGGTCGATAGTTAATTCACCATTGTTTTCCGTTAAGGAGTCTGCCGTAAGAGCCGCGTCTGCGTATGTCTTTTCTGAAAGCTTACCGAAGTCGAGGATGTTAAGTTTAGAACCTACTCCGTTTATTTCACCTTCGTAATTGCGATTAGTAATCGTATCGAGCAAGTTAACGTCATACACAAACTGCATGACTTTGCTTGAAAAACCCTCTGCTATTTTTGTTCCGTATGCTGACATATTGGTAAAAGTTGAAGATTTCTTTTACCGTTTCTCTTTTGAAGAAGTTAGGAAGTTATCTATTTCCCACTATAAAGAAAGATTTTAGTTCTTGTCAATAGGGCAGTTTAGCTTCAAAGATCTGGTTCTATCTTTCCAGCCCTAAGTTTTTCTTTCCACAAGCCATAATTCGTCTCCCTTAATTTTCTTCCTTCTTCTAATGTCATTTTGTCAGACTTCGGTTGGGGCCTATCGTTTGGCCCACCGCTTCCTTTTTCAAACATCCGGCCCTTATTGATTGGTTTGTTCGTAGTATGGTCATGCAAGAAAGCGGATACTAATATCTTAAAGGGTACACTGTTGTTTGTCTCTTGGGTAGCAAAGTCCCTAAATTCGTCCGTCTTCCCCTCTAGGTCGGGGTTATCGTTTAAAGTCTTGGGGTCGTCTATGAATGTTACTACCGATTCATTCCACTTCTCAATCTTGGTAGCTTGTTCTTTGGCTTGAGATATTGTCTTTCTCCAATTACGGCTGATGACCGTTTCTTTGGCGAATACCTTTTCGGTGTCGTTCATCATATCCCAATCATTAAACTCTTTTGCCAACTCTTCTTCTGTGGGTTCGGGTACATCTTCAGCGTCGGCTAGAGCTTTGTTGATTACCCTATTCTTAGCGTATATCTTCTGGTTCTCACGGCTGGATTCAGAGAATTTCTTTTTGTAAAGTTCCTTGGATGGCTCTGCTTCGGGTTCACTTGGCGCGGGTTCAGAAGGAGCGGGTTCATCGGGGTCTGGTTCGGAGGAGTCAGGCTTGCTTAATTCTGGTTCTTCTTCGTCTGGGGGGAGTTGCTGTCTACCTTCTAACTCTTCGGCCGCCTTAATGGCTTCTTCCTCTTTGGCTTTGAGTTCTTCTTTTGTCGGTTTATTGGCTTGTGGCATTTTCGTTTACCGTCTGCCCCTCGGACAGGTTTGGCTTCTAGTATGCTTAGATTAGGGTATAGTTTTATTGCAAGTCAAGAGTGTTTCCTTTTCTTGCCCTTTTTCCCGGCTTTGGCGGCGGCTTTGTAACCGGCCTTGCTATACGGAAAATGTTTTACCTTACCTCTTACTTTTACCTTCGGCATATTATGTGACACCACCTCTCTTAATGTTTGCAACCATGTTTTCCATCATCTCTTTCATTCTTTCCGGGCTAGATAAATATGCCTCGAGCAGCATATAGTTTTTGAGTCTCGCTTTGAGATATATCTGCTTTCTGTTTTCCACTTTGAATATAAATATACGGATAAATTCTGGCTCATCTATCAATTCTTTTTCTACGGCATCCCTCATCGAAGCTAGGTATTGTCTAGTGGATTCAACTGATACCTGCCCCCTTTGAATACTGGACTGCATATCCAACAAGGTTTTCAGCTCTCCTTTATAACCTGGGGTGTCTAAATCCTTCTCTGTAAGCCCGAATTTCTCCAAAATTTCTTCGATTACGCTCATTGTTGTAGTTGCGGTAACTGATTGGGCTGTGGTTGTTTCCCGCCCGTCCCTGATTGCATCGGCGGAGCTATTAGTCCTTGGGCAATCATCATATTCCTTTGCTCCTCAAATTGCATTATGGCGGTTATTTCGTCAGGTTTCAAATCAGCAAGCTCAAGACCCTTTCTCTGGATTACTTCTAAGAGTTTGGGGTTGCCCGGCATAAGCTGTAAAACTGCAATTCCTTTGTTAAGACTGTCTGTATCGTTTGCTTTTTTCTCATCCTGGCTCCACACCTTAACTCGGTATCCCGCTTTGGTCATCCAGTCTTTGGGTGATATTTCCACTTCAAATACATTGTCGGTGTTCTTGCCTTCCTTATAAATCTTAACCGCGTCCAGCCTGTCTGAAGCCGCCTCGATTAATTTAAGAAACTTAGTGGCCCTCTGCTTCCATGCGTCAGTGTAAAACTTAGACATACCTTGCGTCCTTGCTTTGGCTTCTCCTTGAGCCAACTGCACTTCTCCAAGTGTAGTCTGCCTTTCAGTTTGGACTCCCTGTTGAGTTGCCGTAGCCCCTGTAGACTTCTCAACCATCTCAACCACATAATTCATTTCATCTAAAGACTCAGACAAGTCAGGAATGTCCACCTTCTGAAGCACTTCTGATGGTTTGCCTGGGACTGGATACCAGCCCCAAGGAACTGGATTAAATGTGCTAGGAGTAAATCCTTCCGCCTTCATAGAGGAATCGTAGTAGTGCATACCAAAGTTTCTGAGCGTCCTATTTTCAACTAATTGAGAAAACCATGAATTGATTACTTTATTTGGAACACGCACAATATCCGCTATTCCGTCCGTCCAAAAGTCTTGCTTGTCGATGTCAT